CATCGACCGGATCATTGAGGCGTGTGTCGACGGCTTCCAGGATTCGATGCTGCGGCAGTCGAAGTCCGACGACGTGCCATTCTAGGACGGTGGCCATGATCGACCTCAACCATGGCTCCGGCGCCACGTATGCCCCGATCAAGCCGGAGATGGCTCTCTCCGGACCGATCAATGACGCAATCAATACTTTCCTGACTGCACAGAACCGTGCGCAGCATCCGCGCACTTATGTCAGCACATCCGGTATCGGCCGCGATTGCCTGCGACAGATTCAATATGATTTTGTCGCCGCACCGAAGGATCCGGGCGGAGAATTCCAGCCCGGTACGCTCAGGATCTTCCAGGCCGGTCACATGCTGGAAGACGTCGTGTCCGGGTGGCTCAAAGCTGCCGGCTTTGACCTGCGCACCGTGCGGCCGGACGGCGGCCAATTCGGCTTCACAGCCCTGGGCGGCCGCTTCAAGGGCCATATCGACGGCTGCCTCGTCGCGGGGCCCGTACCGATGGAATACCCGGCTCTTTGGGAAAACAAAGCTCTGGGCGTCAGTTCCTGGAATGATACCGTCAAGCGCGGCGTCGCGGCCTCGAAGCCGGTCTATGCAGCCCAGATCGCGCTCTACCAAGCCTACATGGACCTCCCGAATCCAGCGCTGTTCACGGCGCTGAACCGGGATACCTGGGAACTCTACTGCGAGCTGGTCCCCTTCAACGCCGCTCTTGCTCAAGAGATGAGTGATCGTGCCGTGCAGGTCATTCAGGCCACGGACACCCAAGAGCTTCTTCCACGCGCCGCAACGTCCCCGACATCTGCCATGTGCAAGGGCGGATTCAGCGGCGGCAAATTTCACTCCCCTTGCCCGTGGGCTGATAGGTGTTGGAGCACGAACAGATGAGCAATGTCAGTCCTTCCGATACTCAGATGAAGGCCATTGCAGCCATCAAGGATTGGTTCCTGAACCGTACCGAGGAACAGCAGGTCTTCCGCCTCTTCGGCTATGCCGGAACCGGTAAGTCGACGGTTCTGAAATTCGCTCTAGACGAGCTCGGGCTTGATCCGCACCGCAGCAGCAAGGATGGCGGCAACTGTGTGCCCGGCGTCGTGACAGCGACGTTCACCGGCAAGGCCGCCCTGGTGCTCCGGCGCAAAGGTACGCCTGCCCGCACAATTCACAGCCTGATCTACAGCGTGATCGAAGCGACCGAAGAGGAGATAAAGGAAGCTCAGAAAGCCATCGAGAAGGCGGAGCAGGAAGCCTTGGCGCTGTCCGGTTTCGAACGCACCACGGCCGAGGCAGGCATCGAAGCCATGCGGCAGGCCCTGTCTGGTATGAAGAAGCCCAGGTTTGCCCTGAACCCTCAAAGCGATGCAGCCGAGTGCAAGCTGATCGTGCTGGATGAGGTCTCAATGGTCGGCGAGGAAATGGCGCGGGACCTGCTGTCCTTCAAAAAGCCCATCCTCGTTCTTGGCGACCCCGGCCAACTTCCTCCCATCAAAGGTGAGGGCGCATTCACCCAGGCCACGCCCGACGTCATGCTGACCGAGATCCATCGCCAGGCCGGCGAGAGCGCCATCATCCGACTGGCAACCATGGCGCGTGAAGGGATCCCAATCGGATTCGGACAGTACGACACTTATGTCTGGAAGATGAACAAGAACGACGTGACGCCTGAACAGGCGCTTCGCGGGGGACAGGTCATCTGCGGCAAGAATGCAACCCGCTTCCAGCTCAACAACGCCATGCGGCACGCCGCGGGCTTTGGAGGCGGTTACCTGCCAACCGGCGGCGGAGAGAAGATCATCTGTCTGAAGAACCAGAATGACCTTGGTTTGATCAATGGGATGTTCTTGACCCTCGACGACATTGTCGACGAGGGAAGCCACTACTTCTCAGCTACGGTCACCGATGAGGACGGAAATCGCATCGGTCCGCCTGACGTCATCGACAAGAGCAAAAGCCGTCTGCGGATTTACAAAGGGCATTTCGAGGATCACGTCGCCTTCGACAAGAACCGCGGTGACCGGGATTGGAAGATCAAGAAGTCCTTGATCGAGGCAACGTTCGGATGGGCGATCACCTGCCATAAGGCTCAAGGGTCGCAGTGGGAAAATGTCATCGTGTGGGATGATGGGCTGGGCCAAACAGACCAGGACCGGCGTCGCTGGCTCTACACGGCCATCACGCGCGCGGAACAAGGGCTGGTCCTGCTGTCATGACGTTGGCGATGTTCGACTTCAACGATGTATTCACCCCTCCAGAACGCTATGACCTTGATGAGGTGAAGGCGCGTCTCTGCGCGCGGGCCGCTGAATGGATCCCTGGTCTGTTTCCACAAGCGCAGATCTCGCGGGACAAGCAAACGCTGCGATGCGCAGACCTGTCCGGGCGACCTCCCCGCAAGGAAGGATCGTGCACCATCTATCTGAGCGGACCGCGCGCCGGTTGGGGATTCGATTGGGCGACGAACGAGAGCGCCGGGCCGATCGATCTCATCCATCACGCGACGGGTTACAGCGGCGCGAAGCTCTTCGAGGAAGCCGCCCATCTGGCGCGCATGGATATGCCGGTGCCGTTGCGCGCGGCCGCACCTTCTAAACCGGATCACTCCCTGGAGATCGCCAGGATCAAGAGCGGCTGCGAGCCTGTCGCTGGCACGATCGGAGAATCGTACCTCGTGTCGAGAGGACTCAAGGATCCGGGGTGCCCCGATCTTCTGTTCCATCCTGATCTGACCGACTTCGATAGCAAGAGAGGGTGGTCCGGGCTTGTTGCCATCGTCCGCAATGCCGACGGAACGCTGACTGGAGGCATTCACCGCACGTTTCTGCTGGATGACGGTTCCGGCAAGGCGCCGGCGGACAAGAGCAAAAAGATGCTCGGTCAGAACGGCGGCGGTGCAGTGCAGCTTATGCCGATGCTGCCCGACGGTCGCCTGGGCATTGCAGAAGGGATCGAGACCGCTCTTTCCGCTCACGCCATCTTCGGCATTCCGACTTGGGCGGCACTGTCGGCCGGGAACGTCAAGGATTGGAAATGGCCAGAGGGCGTTCGCGAGGTGACGATTTTCCGGGATGCTGGTGAGGCAGGAGAGCAATCCGCCGCAGGGCTTGCCATGCGCCTCAGCGCCGCTGGCATCGCCCATACCATCGTCGCGCCACTCCATGGCGACGACTTCAACGACGATCTCAGGAAGGGGGCGAAGGCGGAGGACTATCCGAAGAGCGACACGCCGCGCAGTACGGCGCTCAGGACGCTACAGGAGTTCGAAACCGCGGCGCGCGCGCTGACGAAGCCGCCGGATGTCACCGAGGTCGGCAGGATTCTCGGACAGCTGGTGTTGGCCGAGCTCGATCCTCTCACCGAGCGCCAGGTGATGGCCATCGTGAAGGAGGCCTCCGGCATCCCGGTTTCGATCCTGACAAAGCAGGTCGATGACCTGAGGCGTCGCGTTGTCATCACGGGCGACGTGAACCACCGCCCTCTCAAGCCACGGTGGTTCGGTCAACTGCGGTTGGACATGTCCGGAACCCCGGAGCGCAACGAGGCCAACATCATGACGGCACTATCGAACGACGAAGTGTTCGCCGGAGCGATTGCCTTCAACGAGTTTACCCAGGAGATCGAGGTCGTCCGGCCATTGCCGTGGGATGATAGGCCGACCTTCGATGTCCGGGCATGGACTGAGGCCGATGACGTCGAGGCGGCAGTCTGGCTTCAGCACCGGAACATCAACGTGTCTCCGGGCCTCGTGAGCCGCACCGCCGCGACATATGCCAAAAAGTCGCCTTACCATCCAGTCCGGGACTATCTGAAGAGTCTGAAATGGGACGGTACGCCCCGCCTTGAGCGTTGGGCTGCGACATACTTAGGCGCCGAGGACACGCGCCTCCATCGGGCTTTCGGGGCATTATGGATGATCTCAGCTGTTGCCAGAATCATGGAGCCGGGCGCTAAGACGGATCACATCATTGTCCTGGAGGGTGTGCAGGGCGCGGGCAAGTCGACGGCGCTCAAAGTGCTCGCCGGCGAGAACTGGTTCACGGACGATCTTGCGGAGATCAGCTCCAAGGACGCGGCACAGCAGCTACGCGGCGTCTGGATCATCGAGATCGGCGAGCTCGACGTCATCGGCCGCGCCGAGGTATCGCGCATCAAGGCATTTGCGACGCGCACGGTCGACCGGTACCGGCCGCCCTATGAACGCTATGTGATCGAAGTGCCCCGGCAGTGCGTCTTCGCCGGAACGGTCAACCATGACGCGTACCTGCGGGACGAGACGGGAAACCGGCGCTTCTGGCCCGTCAAGTGTGGCGCCGTGGATATTGCAGCCCTAAGGCGGGACCGGGATCAATTATGGGCTGAGGCCACATTCCGGCATGGCGAAGGAGCAGTATGGTGGCTGACCGACCCTGAGTTGATCGCCGAGGCCGGTGCAGCCCAGGAGGCACGTTTCCAGTCGGACGCTTGGGACGACTTGATCGAACGGTGGCTCGTGGTCGAACGAAAGCGGGTGAACCATGGTTATGGATTCGCCGATGATTGGCGGGAAGAAGATGTCCCCCGTGATGAGCCAATCATCGATGTCTCCGTGAGCGAGATTCTAAAGGGAGCCATTGGGCTCGACCCCGGCCGGTGGACGCGTGCCGATCAGATGCGCGTCGGCGCTTATCTCAAGCGCAACCGGTGGGATCGATACCAAAAGCGAAGCGGCTCTCTTAAGGAATGGCGATACCGGCGGCCTTTCTCGTCAGCTTGATACACGCTCCAGATCGGCGCGCGAAGCCCTATCGAGAACCTCCTCAGCCCACTGGTTGAGGCTCTTTCCGGTCAGTTCAGCAGCCAGGGCCGACCTGGCGTGCACCTCTGGGTCCACGCGGAACATGACCTTCCCGGAATACGGCTTCTCAGGCGCCTTGCCTACCTTCGCGCACGTCTCGAGATAGTCGTCGACGGCCTCCTGGAAGGCAGCCTTCAGCTCGTCCACGGACGTGCCATGGAAGCCCACCACGTCGTTGATGTTGGCGATGCGGCCGACGAAGATGCCGTCTTCGGCATCGAAGTCGATGCGGGCGGAATAGCCCTTGTAGGTCATCACGTTCATGGCCGAACTCCTAGTTTGACGAGGTATTCGCGAGCATCGCGCACCTGATAACGCTTGGCCTCTTTGGCCGGGTGAGGGCGGTGGAACGAGGCCACGATGCCCTTGTGTTCGAAGCGCACGCGCGAGCCCGAGCCCTCGATCACTTTGCAGCCAACGGCGACCAGCAGGCTTTCGATGGCGGCCCATTCGATCGACGGGCTGACCGGGTCCTTGAAGATCGCCTGAAGCGTTTTGGTGTGCTTGCTGTTCATGCAAGCAATGTATCACGTGGGACATATTGTGCAAGCATAAAATGCTAGCACATTGAAAAAGCTGTCACCAACCTTCCCTATGTCACCACCTGTCACCAACCTTATTTTTGAGGTTGGTGACACTGATTTTATGAAAAAAATCAGTCATTTAGCCCCAATGTCACCAACGTCACCAACCTTTTTCCTTAAAACCGTGTAAGAAGAATAGAACGAGTAGAAGACATATTTTTATACGAGAATGTATCCAACCCCCGTTGGTGACAACAAAGGTTGGTGACAAGATCGACTAAGTTCATGGAATTCCAACATAAACCTCCAATATCGAGGTTGGTGACAACTTGAATAGGTTGGTGACAGCGCGTTTTTAGTCTTGCAGAGGTCCTGTAGCCTGCACAGAATACCTCCAGCCACGTCACCAAACCGACGCGGGTCTCACACCACGGAGACCCCATGTCATCCTTCGCCAGCCGCCACTGGTTTGCCGTCCATACCAAGCACCAAGCTGAGCGCCTGACCGCCGATACATTGGCCCGGAAAGGATTCGGCGTTTACCTCCCGATGGTCACCAAGGAAATCAGGCACGCCAGGACGAAGCAAATCGTCTCGCGACCCTTGTTCGTCCGCTATCTGTTTGTCGGGCTGCCTCAGCCTGATGGTCCGTTCAGCGAGGTTCGCAAATCATTCGGCGTGGATTGGCTTGTATCCAATGCCGGCAAGCCAGCCGAGATACCCGCAAGAATTTTGGAGCAGCTGGACGAGGCCGAGCGCAACGGCGCATTCGATGAAACAAGGCCGAAGCCCCGAAACAGCGCGAAGTTCAGGCCGGGAGATCGCGTCATTGTCAGCGATGGTGCGCTCGATTTGGCTGCCGAAATCATGGCGACACCTTCCGACGAACGAATCCATGTCATCCTGAATTTGTTCGGGAGGAAGACGAAGGCTACAGTGCCCCTTGCCAAAATCAGGGCAGTGGGCTAAATGGGAACTTCATAGCGGGCAGGTGATTTTCACCCTGTCCCGCTTTAGCAATGGTAGACCGGCTCCGACAGGTATCTGTTAGGAGCCGTTTTTGTAAGCTGATTCTCAATCAGCGGGGACCGCCGGATTTCCGAGGCGTAAAGCGCCAGCCCATCTCAGTCGAGCCCTTATGTTGGGCTATTGTAAGCTCAAGGACATCATCTGGATCACCCGTGCTGCACCCCTCACAATCGAATTCGATCGCGAGGCCTTGGCGGCGCGAGCTTGGATTGCCGCTCTCATCATTGGACACAAAGCCCGTAGACGTATTTTTCCCGATCACGGTGACTAAAAAGACGGTTTCTTCATCTTCCTGCCGGTTGAAAATAGATACCTTCGTTTGATGCAGATGTATGCCGCCGCACCGTGGGCATCGTAGGTCAGATGTGCGGTCTGAGTTTCTTTCAAGTTCGATATTCGGGCTGAATCGCATCTCTGTCTCCAGTCAAAGAGACGAGAGGAAATCATTATCGCAAGCGATGGGCAAGCCTATAGACCAGCGCACTCGGAATCGAGAGCACGACGCTAAGCGCAGGGCAGAGAAGCCGTGGAGAGCTTGGTACAACACCCCTGAGTGGAAGGCCGCAAGGAAGGCACAGCTAACACGCCAGCCATTATGCGAACGCCACCTCAAAAGAGGCGAGAAGGTCAGGGCCTCAGTGGTCAACCACATCGGTAGGCACGGAGGCAACTGGCACCGCTTCATCAACGGTCCTTTCGAGAGCGTCTGCAAGGGATGCCACGACAGCGCAATCCAAAGGGAAGAGAAGCGCGGTCTCTCGTGTGTAGGTGTGGACGTGACTGGCAGACCGACCGATCCGAACCATCCGTGGAACAAGAGAGCATGAGCGACATCCAGACGAAGGAATGGCAGGTCACCTTGCTCACGGTCAGCCTGCTGATCAGGTCTGTAGCCAAGGGCTATGAGCCGAAGACCATGAAGGCCGCACTGCTCTCGATCAATGCAGATGAGGTCAAGCAGCTCGAGGCGCTCGGCTTGAGCGATACCTTGTATGAGGCCGGGGCTGCCCTGTGCCAGGGAGCCCTTGAGGGTGTGGCTGAGACCATTGAGGCCTTGTCGCACCTCGACGATGCCAAGTGGCTCGAAGTCGTGAAGGGCATCAGGGACAACCTTAAGGCAGAGGCCCAGTCCTGAGGCAGGGGGGCGGGTCGAAAGTCTGGCGCGGTAGGGGGCGAGACCGACCGGGGTCCGCCGTTCGCACTGCGATGAAATTTAGGAAGGGGGGTTTCGGCCATCCCCTTCGGGGATGAACCGTGAGTTTGACGCCAATTCAGGGCGGCGATGGCGTTCCGGCCGAACCGGATTGGTCGCAGCTCTTCTCAGATGAACTCGATATTGCTCTTGCTCATGACGAGTGGGGGCTTGTGATCCGCAGCCTGCAGGAAGCGCAGACGCTCGCGATCGAAAACGGCCACATGATCGAACGCCTGGTGATGTACCGGGTGCAGTTCACTCGGGCTGCCCGGGAGGTTGCCGAGCACGGCACGATCATGAAGGCCAAGCGGACGAAGGTCCCGCAGGTAAACCCGTACTGGGGGATCATGCGCCAGGCTGGCGAGGAGATCCGCGTCCTGGAAGTGGAGCTCGGCATCCCGCCTGTTCGACGTGGCAAGGCGGCGAAGGTGCAACGTGGCAAGAAAGCCCAAAGGGCAGCAGACGCCTACCTCAAGTCGGTATCCAAATGACCCGACGACCGCATGGGCGGTCGATGTGGTCGAGGGCCGGATCATCGCAGGGGAGATCGTCCGGCACGCAGCCGAGCGTCATCTTCGCGACCTGAAGGACGGGCAGGCCCGCGGGCTTCACTGGTCGCCCGAGAAGGCGGCTCACGCCCTCGGCTTCTTCCCGGCGGTGCTGTCGGTGACGGCCGGCGCCAAGGCGGGGGAGCCATTCCATCCGTTGCCGTGGCACACCTTCGTCATCGGGTCACTCTTCGGGTGGCGTAAGGACAGCGGCCGGATGCGGTTTCGTGCCGGCTGGCTGGAGACGGGCAAGGGGCAGGCGAAATCGCCGCTGATGGCGGCCATCGGGATTTACCTGATGGGCTATTACGGCATTCCGCGTTCGGAGATCTACTCCATCGGCCAGGACCGGGCCACGGCGAACGTGCTCTTCAAGGACGCGGTTGCCATGTGCCGCGCACCGATCCCGGGAGGCGACGAGACAGACACTCTCGAGGAGAGAGGCGAGGTCGTCATCCGCGGCGAAGGCGACAACGCCTGGAAGATCGAGCATCCGGAGACGAGTTCAAAGTTTCAGTCGCTCGCCAACGGTGAGGCCATTTCGGGTCCGCGCCCGACGGCGGTGCTGGCGGACGAGATCCACGAGTTCAAGCACGGCACATCAATCGAGACCTGGCGCCGTGCTATCGCGAAGATGCCGGGTGACGCTCTGATGCTGTTGGGCACCAACACACCAGCGTCGACGCAGATTGTCGGCACGGAATATTCGGAGTTTTACCAGAAGGTCGCCAAGGGTGAGATCAGGGATGATGAGGCCTTCGCCTTCATTGCCCGGGTCGACAAGGCTGATCGGGAGACGATCTTCGACAACGAGGCGGCCTGGCCAAAGGCTCTGCCGGCGCTCGGAGTGACGTTCCCGATCGAGAACATCCGCGGCGAGGTCAACATGGCCCGCCAGCTGCTCTCGACGGCGCTCTCGGTCAAGCGGCTCTACTTCGGGATCCCTATCGGCGCGATCGACTTCTGGATTGCGGAAGAAGCATGGTCTGCGGTTCAAGGCACGGTTGATCCTGAGTCATTGAAGGGCTGTAAGTGCTGGCTGTCCTTGGACCTGTCCCAGAAGAACGACCTGACGGCCCTGACGGCGGTCTGGATGGATGAGGACGGGCATCTGTGGGCGAAGACCTGGTACTGGACGACGAAGGAAGGGCTGGCGGATCGGGCCCGGGCGGATCAGGCGCCCTACGAACAGTGGGCTGCGGACCCGGAGGAGACCGGACTGACTGCGGTCCCGGGATCCGTGATCGACAAGACATTCGTTGCTGCGAGGGTGAAGGAGCTCGTCGCAGAGCATGATGTCCAGTTCCTCGCATTCGATCCCGCAGGGATGGCGGACTTCATGAAGGCCTGCGAGGACATCGGCTTCGATGTCTGGCGGTACGAAGGGCCTGACAAGCCCGAGGGCAGGGGCTTCAAGCTGGTGAGCCATGCTCAGGGCAAGCGGGTGATGTTCGAGGATCGGCAACTTTGCATGCCACGCTCTATTGAGCGGCTTGAAGACCGGATCCTCACTGGCGGCATCACGATTGACGCCTCGCCCGTCACCTATTCGTGCGCGGCCAATGCCGCCTTGGACACGGACGGTCAGAACAACCGGGCGTTCGACAAGAAGCGGTCGCGCGGCCGCATCGACGGACTGGTGACGATCGCCATGGCGACGGGCGCTGCAGACGCCGAGCTGACGACAAAGGGCGGAACATTGAACGATTTCATTGCGAGCCTGGGAGCGTCGGCGTGAAACTGCTTCAGAAAATGGCAGCATTCTTCGTCCAGCGCTTGTCCCTGACTGATCCTGCAGGCTGGCGGGAGCCGGGGAGCGAAAGTCATGCGGGAGAGGGCGTCACGGCATCGAGCGTGCTCGGACTGTCGGCTGCTTGGGCCTGCGTGAATCTCCTGGCTGGGACCATCGCGTCCCTGCCGCTCATGGTCTACCGGACGAAGGAGGGTGGGGCCCGCGAGGTGGCGGATGATCATTCACTCTACCGGCTTCTGCACGACAGTCCGAACTACGACCAGACGGCGGTCGACTATTGGGAGTTCAAGGCGGCTTCGATTGAGCTCTGGGGCAACGCCTACTCCCGGAAGGTCCGCGAGAATGGCCGCATCATCGCACTGGAGCCGATCCAGCCGGATATCGTCAGTGTCCGGCGGCTTGAGAACGGAGATATCGAGTATCGCTGGAGCCAGGACCGCAAGTCCTACGTTCTCACGGACAAGGACGTTCTGCACATCCGCGGCTTCGGCGGGAATCCTCTTGGAGGCATGTCGACGCTCACTTTTGGGCGGCACGCTTTCGGCCTTGCGACGGCCATTGATCGCGCGGCAGGCAAGACGTTCAGCAACGGCATGCGGCCTTCTGGCGTGCTCTCGGTCAAGGATTACCTGAAGCCTGACCAGCGCGCGCAGATTGAGAATGCTCTCGCTGAGAAGTTCCTCGGCACGATCAATGCTGGGCGCCCGTTCATCGCTGAAGGCGGCATGCAGTGGCATCAGTTGACCATCAACCCCGAAGATGCCCAGATGCTGCAGAGTAGGGCATTCTCGGTCGAGGAAATCTGCCGCTTCTTTGGTGTGCCGCCGCATATGGTTGGCCATACCGAGAAGACCACGAGCTGGGGAACGGGCCTCGAGCAGCAGACCCTCGGCTTCCAGAAGTTCACCCTGCGC